TATTTACATCAAGATTTATTGTTCTTTTTTGTGACATTGTTAAGCTTTTTAAATTTTAAATTTCTTTGTTCTTGCCTGTATATTTCCTTTAAATTATTACTTAACTTGTTTTTACCTTTTGCTATTTCTATTTCTTCACTTATTCCGTAGTGATCCGTTAATTTTAGCATTTCTATTATCTTGTCTAACATTTCTTTATGGTTGTGTTATGTTAATTGTATAGTCGTTTACTGCACCATTACAATAAGTTTCTGTTACTGATAAAGCTATAATTTGTATTGAACTTTGTTCACTTACTAAACGCTGATTTATTTCGGTGTTTATAAAGTCAGTTCCATTTTCTGCTACTATATATTCTATTGTATTACTATTTGCTGGAACACATACGCTTATAACTTGGCTACTTGTAACACTACTTGGTGTGATTGTAACACCGCCAGTTGTTGTTGTAATTGCAGCAGAACAAACACCATTACCTAAGGTTATTGGAACGTCTACACAATTTGCACCTGGATTAGTTGGTACTACTAACGGTATTCTTACTTCTCTAAAATCTAATAGTAAAGTAAAACTAACGTCACCAGTATTTAGATTTGACTTCATTTCGTTAATAACGTAACGCTTATCACGTATTACAACCCTATCATTTAATTCTATTTTAGTTAATACACTTATTGGTAATTGTGTTTTTACACTTACAAGTCTGTTTCTTATACTAAATAAATTTGATAAATAACTTTCGTAATATGTAGCATATAAATTATTAAAATTTGGTAATAATGTAAATGTACTTTTATCAGCACTAAAATTTAAACTAAAGTCTGTTTGACTATTTATTTTTACTTCTTGTCCAAAAGGAACATAGTTTGTTATTGTTTGTATTGAAGAACCGTCACTAAATTTTATGCTTGTAGCTTGATTCGTGTACATATAAAACAAACAGGGTTTTGGATTATAGGGTTCTAAATTTTCGTCAAGTGCGTAAGCTACTTGTAAATCTGTACCAGTAAATTTTTGACCCATTAAGTTTTCAAATGGTAGTTCAACTGTAAATTCACCACCGTCATAAGAAAAATTTTGTTCCGTGTTTCCGTAGTCACGTCTAAATAAACTTTTAAAAGCTTTGTTTAAAACACTATTACTTTCTTGATATTTAAAAGCTATTTTATTATATAAAGGTACACGTTCAACGTCTATACTTTCAACGTCTGTATATTTTGTTATGTCATATATTTGACCAAGTGAATACCAGTCGTCTAATGGTTCTATTTGAAACGTATCTATGTCTGTACCATAACAAGTTAAATTAAATGTTTTAAGTACACCACTAAAAAAGTCAGCTACTTTTATTTCAGGTGACCAGGAAGCAAGAGGAACATTTCCTGACAAAGTTTGACTAGCACAAGTTATATTAATTTCATCAAAAGCTGTACCTAAATTTAACCAATAAGCATTAATGTTAGCTACAACGTCAATTTGTAAATCAGCTCTATATTTAAAGGTAATATTTTCATTTAATCCTACTGAATTTGCGTCAGAAATAATAGTAGATAAAGAAACACCAGTATTTGTAACAGAATAAGAATATACCCCATTTCTATACACATCAATATAATAAGGTACATTAACGTCAGAAGGTGTTATAGTTATATCTGCTCTAAATATAGCACCAGACATAAAAAACAAAGGAACGTGTTGAAAGCTTATAGTGTTAGTTGTTGCGTTTGCACTACTATAAAGTGGTGTTGATCCACCAACATAAGAAACATTTGTAAAGTCTATTTCTTCTGCTTCTGTTACAAAAGTTGGTATGTTAGCTTGATTTTTACACCATAAAAAACATTTTGTAAATCTGTCATTACTTAAAAAGTTACCATTGAAACTTACGCCATAATGAGTAGCAATTACATCAAATAATTTTTTTATTTTTACTGCTGGATATAATTCAGTGTATAATATTCCAACACCTGAACTAATATCATCAATTGATGGTGTACCACCATAGTTCCAATTTCTTGCTGAACTAATTAGAGGCCACCTTACGTTATAATCTGTTGTATGGTCTGTAATTCTATTTAAAATTTCTGTACCGTTATACGTGTGACTAATAGAAGTCATATCTACGTCACTTAGCATATCTTCACCAAACTTATCTTTTAAGCTTGTTACATCACCATAAAAAGTTACAGAATAACTATCTACTTTTCCGTCTTTTAGATTTGCTTTTTCAAGTTGTATTTTACCAGTTCTAAATGCAGTTAAATTTAATTCAAGTCGTGCGTCTTTTCGTATGTTTACGTCATAGCTTGAAAGTGTACCACCAGCACTTGTTGGATCGTAATATTCTAAATCTGAATTGTACCAATGCTGAAAAACTTTGTTGTTGTGCTTTGTTGCTGGTACTGTAAACGACTGACTAAAATCTGTAAAGACTTTTGAAATATCACTTATGTTTTGTACTGTACTGTTTAAGTTTACTTGTTCATCATTAAACAAGTCAAGCATAACACCCTCTATATATATTTGAATTTTTCGCATTATATTACAGAATTAATAGCGTCAAAAGCATAGTTAAAAGTCAATTGATAGTTAGCTGGTTTTTGTTGGTTAATACCTTTTTGTTTTTGTAAGCTTTTAGTATTACACAATACTGGTAAGTCATCAATTATTATTTTTTCGCTTAACATAATTTGTTGTATAGTTTCAAAATAACTTTCTTCTACGTTGCCAGTATTTACACTTATACTTTCTTGACCGTTATTATTAAAACCTTTTCTTTGTCCTTGAATTGTATTGTAACTATGACTACTTGACTGCATTAAATTAGCTGTACTTTCTTTCGTGTTTATGTTGTTATTAGATACCTTAAAGAAGAACTCTCGTTGCCAATATCCAGCTTTGTTTACAAAGTCAATATTTACTGGTGTATATTTTGGTTCGCATACTGGTTTAAAGTTCCAAGTACCTAAAAGTGTTGGTGAACCACTTGTGATACTTTGCCACAATTCTAATTTATTACCGTTACCATAATAACCAGCCCAAACAGTTGGCACGTCATATATAATTGTACTACTTGCAAAAGGTGTATTAAATTGTGTAGTGCCACCAGTAACTAAATCTGTATATCTAATACTATCTACGGTTGAAGCATTTATACCAATTATACCAGCCCTATCACTTGCTACACTTGCTGGTGTATTTGTAGAATTATATTTATAGTAGTATGTGTCTTGTTTTAATGTAGCAAATCTTGTACTTCCTACAATAAAGTCAGCGTTTGTTGGGTTCGCACCTTCTGAATAATAACCGTAACCGTCTAAACACATATAAGAAGTTGTGTCTAATAGTGTAAAGTTACCAGCAGTAGTTTCTTTGTATCTTTTTATTTGTACTAATACATATTGGTTGTTAGCACTTGCAACAATACCACTAGTTGTTGGTAAAGTTCCTATTGCAGTTTGCCTGGTTGTAAATTCTAAATAGTCACGACAATAAGGTGACACATCATAGTACATTTTTAGGTTTGTACTTGAAGGTACTTTTTTAGATAGTGTGTATTGTGGATTCGCTGGTGCTGTACCAGTATAGTAAAAACATAGTTCTACTTTAGAACCAACTACACTTGATTCGTCTATTTCTATAATGTAAGGTGAACGTGCAAATATTTTACTCATAATATTGTTTAAAGTTTTCGTCTATAATTGATAGTAGTAAGTTTTCCATATCTAAACCGTACTTGTCTATTAGTTCTTGTGGTAATTGCTTGTAAGATTTTTCAAATGGTTTTGTAAAAAACATAGTTGGTTTAATTCCTTTTTCAAATATACTTCGTGCTATTGCAAAGTTTAAACCTTTACGACTTTTAAATTTTCCTTTAACATCACGTGGTGCTATTCCTTTTCTTACAGTCCATTTGTCAAACGCTTTTGGTGGTGGCATTTTATTAGTGTAAGCAAAGTTGTCTAAAGACTTTCCACCTTTAGTACCTTTTACACCCCTATCTTGATAGAAGCCGTATTCGTTCATTTCAAAAAATACTCTAATACTATTTGGCATTTGTTTGACATCACTTTTTATTGACTTGGTTAAATTACCACTTGTATTTTGTTTGGTTAAATTATCTTTTGCAGCTTGAACTACTTTCTGTTCAAACTCCTTTAAAGCTTCCAATAAAAAATTAGTTTCAGACATCACAAACAGTCATTGTGTTAGGTGTGTTTATGTTTACGGTCATAGTCCAACCAGCTAACTTATTTTCAAATCTGTCTATAAATGGTTCACAATTTGGTGAACCTTCTACTTGGTAATTGTCGTCGTATAGATTACCACGTCTTAATTTTTCGTATAGTCTATTAAGTACACTTATTTGTGTGTTTAATATGTCTTGTTCGTTGTCGTTACCTCTAAAGTTGTCTGTTGTTTCGTCTTTTGATATGTCTACAATATCCATAGACATAATTGATATATTATACTGAATAAC